TTAACGAGCGAGGGCTCTGATATAAGCCTGACAGGCCTGCAAGGCAATCAGTCCGCGGTCGCCGGCGTCGGTGATGGCGATAATTCGCTGAGCATGCGCAGGGTCAAGTCGGGCGCGCGCGATTCCATGATCCACGCGGCTGGCTCCGGAGGCGGTTGGCACTGCACAGACAGAGGCCGCGTCACGGGCATCGAGGAGGACTGACAGGCGCACATCAGCAGTGGCAAGACGATCGCGCAGGCGACCTTGATCACGTTGGGCATCGCTAAGCGCTCGGTAATGGGTTTGTTCGCTGGTCGAAAGACGCTGCTCCAGTGCTAGACGCTTGTCCTGCTCGGCCTGTTGCCGGGTTGCGGCGGCCAGTGTCAGCTGATTCAGTGCCTCGGCGTGCACTCTGGACTGTTCCGCCAGTTGCCGGCCATAACGCCAATCCTGAAAGCGCCAGGCCAGCGCCGCCGAGCCGCCGGCCAACACAGCCAGAAACACAACAACGCCAATGATGCGGTAAGGCACCCGGATCAAACCGAAGGCTGGCATAACACCGCCCTCGCCCGTGCCCAGAGTTGCAAGCGATCCTGCAAACCGTTCAGGCCGCCGTTGATGCGACGGGTGATGCTGTTGAACTGGTCGCGGTCGGCCAGTTCATTGAAGCCATTTTGCTCCCAGAACCACGCGGCTGACTCGGCGGCCCATTGCGGTTGCTCCAGCAACTCAGGCAGAGACAGCAAGCGCTCGTCGCCGAATAGCCCGAGGCTGCATTGACGGTAGTTGTTGCGCCCGGTGATCTGGATCAGTCCACGGCCTCGGTACTTCTGGCCGTCACCGTCCGCCTTTGGAGTGTTGCCCAAACGAGCCGCAAGGGTGCCAGTGTCATATTTGCTCAGGTATTGGTCATTGCCCACTTCACGCACGTACTGCAATTGTCCAGATTCATGGCCGACTTGGGCGAGGAAAGCGGCGATGCGTTTGAGGGTATTGATATTGCGGTGGGCCATGGCGCTGTTGAGGGCGGAAATGAAAACGCCCGCTTGAGAGCGGGCGTTGGGAAAAATTTGTTGCAACTGCGTTGAAGTGAGAGACATGGTTCATGTTCCATTTGCCGTTGTTTTAAACCAGACCGGCGCCAGGGGTTTGCTGAAGTCTTTTGGAAAGTTGGCTAGCGAGGGCCAGTCGCGCAGATCCTGCCGGTAATCCAACAGCTCATGATATTGATCGCTGCTCAAAGTCAACGGAGTGCCGGCAGCTTGCTCATCGCGATCACGGTCGACCAGCCATTGGCTGGCGGCCAGTTCCTGGTTCCGCCAGGCTCGGGCTACTGTAGCTGGTTCAGGTTCTGCCTCCGGATCGTCTTCCAGCATGGCGAGCAATGGCACACCACCACTCGCCAGCCATTGCTGGTATTCATCCCAGAAACGGTGATGCCGAGGCACGGTTGCTCCGTCAGGCAGACGAATGACAGTGGCCGGGTCTTTAGTGAGTTGATAGTGCATAGGGAAAACCTCCTTAAAGTTCGGCATCGGCAGTGGCGTGAATGTAATAAGTCTGAGTAACCAGCCCGATATCGGAGTTATCTACCCAGATGCCGCGAGTCGACACCCCAAGAGGTCGAGCATTAGCCGATGAAACTTCATCGCTCCCCGAACGCCATTGCCCAGCGACCCCCTTCGAAGTAGTGGTAAATAAACTGAGACTTGGAATAGTTCTCTTCTCAACCTTGAAGGTCCACTGAGCCATGGGCTGTGAAGCAAACCCCGTCTGGCCCTGTCTCACGGTGGACAACAGTGCACCGTAGGGACCTGTCATGCTTCCAGGCGGCAGATCCTGGCTATAGGTTTTTTCGTAATAACGCTGGCACAACATCAACTCATCGCCAGGACTACGGAGTTCGAACGGCGTCGACACCCGCCCCTCTTCCAACTGGATCTGTGCCAGGTCTATCACCTGCAAAACATTCAAAGGCAGGTCGAAGGAGAGCCGCAGAAAGTCATTGCCGCTACTTCCCAACGTTTTGCCTGCCAGGGACGGTATTTGAATCGTCGCGCTGTATCGGGTCCAGGAAGTTTTGAGTTGAAAGCTGCCAACCGGCGTCACTGTATCCACACTACCGCCCGCTCCGAAATACTGCGCGACAGTCACATTGATCTGACGCGCCGTGTCGGCTTTGGCCCAGAACGTCAGCGTCGCGGTTTTCCCCGCCAAGGTCCTGACCGACTCGATAGCCTGGGAAATTTTATGCACGCTGGCGCCAACGCCCGCGGTGATTTGCTGCCAACGCATAAAGTAACGGGGTTCATTGGGCACCTCGCCCTGCCCCAGCGCAAAGCTCTGCCGGGAAATATTCACCCCGGCGTTTCCGTTCCAGTCGCAACGAAAACGGTCAGCGATATAGGCACCGGTGTAAGGTCCCAAGTTGACCGTGCCGCGCTGCCAGATATCGAAATTGCCGTTAATCATCAGATTCTTGCGATAAACCTGCACCGGAAAATTCTGTTGCGGGTCGAGTTTGGCCAACTCTTTAATGGCCAGGCTCAGTTGATCCGTTTGATTCTCGGAAGGCATCAGCCCCGCGGCGGTGATGGCGTTGAGAATTTCCTGGGTGACGCTATTACCCCAGCTGGCTGGAATCAGGGAGCCGGGAGTTCCTGCTATCGGATTTTCATCGGCAAATCTACCGTTGACCAGTCCTGCACTGGGGACGCTTTTTGGATAGTCCATTTGACCTACTCAAGTTGAAGGGCATAAACACAGGCAATGCAGTTACTCGGTCGAGCCTGGAACCTGAGGCCAGTGGATCTCTGCAGGAAAGGTTACTTGCCGTTCAAGGCGATTCAACTCAACGCTGTAGAGCTTCCACTCCATCAATGCCAATTGCTCATCGTGAGTGGCGTCGCCGATATCTTCGGCGTATTGAAGCGGGGCTATACGCAGGACGGCGTCACGAAGTAGCGCGTCTCGTTTGGTCAGCACCTGATTCCTGGTATCCGCTAACCGCGCTTGGTCGTCGAACTCCCAGGCATTATCACGCCAGACATAAAACTCCCCCGGCCATGGAGCAGTAGTAAAGGTCTCGGGCAATTCCCCAAGTTCACCCCACATCTGCTGCGCCCCACCCTCTTTGCGATACACCAGACCGCGTCGGTCGATCACTTCGCGCGGAACGTTGTTGACCAGCGCCCATGTACGGCCGCTTTCTGGTGGAGGTAATTCAAATGAGAGTTCAACAGCATTACTGGGCAGTTGAATGCCGATCCCCGGCGTCACGAAGAACTCCACCGGCCCCGACAAGGCGCCCGAGTTATCAATCAGATAATTAAACAT